AAAGCTTCCGAACTCTAAGACCGGAACCATTCAGCGCTTTACTAATGCGCTCAAGGTCATGCTGGAAGTTGTAAAACACTAATGCCGGTTTACCATTTAGCTGTTCCACCAACTCTAAGAACAGCTCTATCTTGCAGTCGTGGATATGCACCACTTTGCGGGTGCCTGTATCATCAGCACAATACACGGCACCATTGCACAGCTGTAATAGTTTTCCCGTAAGCACGGCAGCGGATCCGGCGTCAATCATATCCTCCTCAACTTCAAGCAGCATATCCCGTTCCATAATGTCATACGCCTTTTGCGCTTTGGCATCCAGCTTCACAGGATGGTCAACGTCTATACAATCCGGTAACTCGATATAATCCTCGGCTTTCATGCTAACGCATATGTCGCTGATTTTATCCATGATTGCATTGTGCGCATCTCTCTTTGCTGTGTATCTCCGTGTATATTCATTTTTGTCAAAGTACCGGGTCCGGAAGCTGCCGAACTGCTTCCCTAAACGTTCACCCTGATCAAGTAAATATAACTGCGCCCAAATGTCTAAGAGGCTGTTTGGTGCGGGTGTACCGGTTAGGTTAATAACCCGCTTAATGTGAGGTCGCACCCATGTTAAAGCTTTAAACCTTTTCGCTTCGTGATTTTTGAAGCTGCTGGATTCATCCACTACTAGCATGTCAAACGGCCAGGCATTACGGTAATAGTCCACAATGAATTGCACGTTATCCCTGTTGATAATATAAATATCCCCCTGTGTATTCAAAGCCCGTATGCGCTGCTGCTTTGTTCCCAAAACCGTAACGATACGTAACAGTTTTAGGTGATCCCATTTCGCAGCTTCTTTCTGCCAGGTCGCCTCCGCTACTTTTTTCGGTGCAATAATCAGCACTTTGCGCACTTGAAACCTGTTATATTTCAGGTCATTAATGGCTGTTAGTACAATAGCAGTTTTTCCCAACCCCATATCTAATAAAAGCCCTAAAGCCTCGTCCGTGATGGCTCTATTTATGCAATATCGTTGATACGCATGCGGTATAAATTTCATTTTGCAGTAACCTCCTGAACCAGCCCATCCACTCCCGGCTTGCTGTCGATTACGTAAACACTACAGCCTAAAGCTTTTAGTTTCGTAATCTGCGCTGCCTGCAAAGCGGTTGGTTTATTCCCTGGTGCCTTTAACTCCACGAATACGATTTTGCCTCCGGGAAGGATTACAATCCTGTCCGGTACTCCGTTATTCCCGGGTGAAACAAATTTATACGCTCTCCCTCCGGC